TTACATCAACTCTTTTTCCAAAATATCCCGCAAGCTATCAACGTTCTCATCGATGTACTCAAGAGTCGATTGGATGCTGACATGCCCCAATAGCTTTTTGACGGCCTGAAGGTTTCTGTCGGGAGATTTCATCATATGTGTGGCAATAGTGTGTCTGAAACGATGTGGGCTCACGGTAAAACGACATTCTTTAGATAGACGTCGGAAAAATGCCCGTAACGGATACTGATCCATCTCTGTCAAATACTTATCCCGTCTACGTAAATCAAAACGACCAACATTAAATAGCTGATCCTCTGGTTCAGCACCCGCATTCAACGATCGGTTGACCAACAATTCCAACTGTGGGAATAGGATGGATACAATTGGTACGCAGTGTTCCTTAGGATTCTTAGCACCAGCAATTCTCAGGGCAATACTACGCTCATCCAAGTTGATGTCACACAATCTGAGATGTAGCAGTTGGTTTTGTCGCATACCGGTATAGCGTAGAATATCTAATACTGTAAGCCAGAACCAGGAAGGATGAAACGCATGATTACGTACATTAAAACAATGTGATACTGGTAAATCTCTTTCCCTTTCACAGTATTGCCTCATCAATAGATAGAGAGTATTCATTTGTGCCAGTGTCAGAACTTTCTTTCTCTTAATTCCCGCTCTAATAACCGAGCCATTGAATGGATTCTTTTCCTATTTTAATAATTTTTCTTCATTCCAAAATTAAATAATGCACGAAGATGAGCCACTTTATTATTCCAGGTTCGCGGTTCCAGCCCCAAATCATTCAAAACATATCGACGCCACTCCAACACAATTTGATCATTAATTTCGTATGTCTGTTTAGCTGTATATCGTTCAAATCAGTTTACTACTTTCTGATAACTCCATTCTGTAGTAGGACGTAGAGACTTACTGAAAAAATATTTTTCCAGAAGTAATTCAAACGTTATATGACTCATTCTTGACTTCCTTGTTCAACCAATATTAATGGGTTACCCATGGCTATCATAACGTTAAATAACGACATTTGAATAGACATAGGGTAACCATTAATAAATTTAACTTTATAAGTTCAATATATTCATATTGTAAATACTATTACATTCTAACTCTTTATATTCTGCATCCAACATTTCTGCCAATTGATACTGTTTTCCAATAAGAGAAAATCTCTAACTTCAACATGATCGATATGGTAGGAAGCATAAGCCAAAGCTCTACATTGGCATTCAACATCGCTACACATAGGTGGGACTGGGGTGATAAACTCATATTGATCCATAATGCTCCCTATAATAGATGGGGAGATAATGGCAAGAATACGAAACATCACCAGAGACAAAGTACTGATGGACAGATTTATTATCTATCATCGTAGCAAGTGACATTATAGGGCTAGTTTTCTTCTGAATATAGTTGAACACTACATAAGTACACTTTGATTCAGCCATAGCGTTAGTCCTTTTAACGTGATGGCTAGAAGCCCGGCTAGTGTTCGCGCACTACTGGGCTTCGTTAATTATTGGACCTTGAGTGCACAAGGTGCCATACACATTATTAGGTGTATGGGACGTCAATAAATTGTTGCTCTATTTTTTCTTAAAAAAAGTCATATACTAAATAAATAGGAAGCTAGCTATGTCTACGGGTTCAAAGAATGCGAAATCTCAATCAATAAATGCTCGCGTCCCCCATGACATTGTTGAAGCAATGGAACGGTGTAAGAGACCTGACGAAAGCACATCACAATTTATAATTACATCAATACAAACAGAAATAGTACGCAGATTAAATGATAAGGATAAAAACTAGTCATATCATTGTATTCGGTTTTATTACTAACAAAGGATTATCTTGCGGGATTGCCCCATGATTAAAGAGTTTGGTTTGAAGTGGTCAACAAAAACTGGCCACAGTTTTAGAGTTTTTCCAGAACAATCGCTCTGATTCATTGGGTGTTAAGCCACCGTGATATTGGTGGGGCCTGAGCTGGCTGTAATAACCAATGATGTAATTCGTTATTGATCTATTTGCTTTGCTAAAATTAGCGTATCCACAGTTCGGTACCCATTCTGATTTCAGGCTGCGAAAAAATCGTTCCATTGGGCTGTTGTCCCAGCAGTTCCCACGTCGACTCATGCTTTGCTTTATACGATAACGCCACAGTAACCGTCTGAATTCCCTGCTGGTATAGTGACTTCCCTGGTCAGAATGATACATAACGTCAGCCGGTTTTCCCCTGACTTCCCAGGCCATCGTTAATGCTTTTCCTGTCAGACCTGAGTCCGGAGAAAACGACATCGCCCAGCCTATTGGCTTGCGGGAAAATAAATCCAGAACAACCGCCAGATAAGCCCAGCGTTTGCCCGTCCAGATGTAGGTCACGTCGCCGCACCAGGTCTGATTAGGTTCCGTTACTGCAAACTGGCGATCCAGATGATTAGGGATATCCACATGCTCTTTTGTGGCTTTTTTGTAGCGATGCTCCGGTTGCTGGCAACTAACAATATTCAGCTCTTTCATTATCTTACTGGCCCGCCAGCGACTCAACGGAACACCTTTTGCGCTGACCATATCGGCAATGCTCCGGGCCCCCGCAGAGCCATTACTGGCATGATGAACTTCACGAACCAGGCTAAGTATAACGATGTGTTTTGCATCAGGTTTCTGCGGTCGGCTTAGCCAGTACCGATAGCTACTGCGATGGATCCCGAACACATTACAAATAAAGGCAACAGGAAACCGCGTCCTGAGTTTCTCAACTAACGAGAATTGTTCAGGGAGTCTGACATCAAGAGCGCGGTAGCCTTTTTTAATATATCGTTTTCCATTTCAACACGTTGCAGTCGTTTTTCTAATTCACGAATGCGAAGTTGCTCAGGCGTCATCGGAGAGGCCTTTGGGGATTTCCCTGCGCGTTCTTCTTTAAGCTGGCGAACCCATTTATCCATCGTGGATTTACCGACATTCATTGCCGTTGCAGCGGCAGCAACGGTGTAGTGCTGATCGAGTACAAGCTGGGCAGCCTCAAGTCGGAACTCTGGGCTAAAATTGCGTCTGTTACGTCCGGTCATAATGTCACCTGTTTTGACTATGAGGTGATGATATCACCTCTATTCAGGTGGCCAGATTTAGTATTCCACTTCAGTTGTCACGATAAGATAACCACTCATTTTTGTAGCGCGGCGATTTTTTTTGCATAGATTGGCGATCATTTCTGCACAAGGTCGCTGAGTGATAATTGCCGATTTTGCATAATGCAAAATAGAACGCTAGTAACTCTGAATGATAAACTTATTTTCCTGCTTCTTATTATCCCTTAATGAATACTTCTAGCTCACAGTGTTATGGTGAAATGAAGGAGGATTTAACCAGTTATGTTGAGTAGATTTGAGTAAAACAAAGCCTTGCCGCATTTTTGCCCCATTCATTATTTCCACCCCACCTGGCATCCCTGTCATATCAAATCTCACATCTCCAGCACTCTGACTACTGACATCATCGCGGTGTTGGCTCCATTGCCGTCACCGCGCCTGATATTAGCTGCCCTGTTGTGTAGGTGGAGGGATCACCACCTCATCGGGAAATGCCTGCTCATATACACCGTCCGCGTATCCGAGTCCTATATTAGGGAATTCACCGTCCTTTACCTTGATGGCGATGACACCTTCAGGAGGACTCCACCCAGCACCATCCTTTTCATTAAACGCAACACCGTCCCAAAGAACAACGTTGATTACAATGCCGCTTTCAACCAATGCATATTTGCTCATTCTAATCACCATTCAATTGCAAGATAGCCGTTCAAACCTGATGCGCCTGTGGCGCCTGCAGCGGTTACAGGAGATACATATGCGCCGCCAGCGCCACTTCCGCCCGCACCATAACCAAATCCTGCACCAGCTGGCTGACTGCCACCAGAAGCGCCACGACCCGCTGGCCCAGCTTGACCAAAAGGCCCGCTTGCACCTTGCCCTCCACTTCCACCTGAAGCTGTGGTTGCTGTGTATGAACTCGTATCCTGAGCGGGACTGCCAGCCGGATAGCCTACTCCACCGGCGGGGCCGCCAAAATTGGATGGGAAACTTGCTCCACCACCACTGAGAGTGCCTGGAGAGCCGCCGATGAGATTCAGCAATGATCCGCCAACTCCGAGCTGAGTATTTCCTCCCGCTGTGGCGTTATTCGTTGCTGCCGTTGCCCCTGTGCCACCTATACCAATCGTTACCGGGATAACTTGCCCTGGAGTGACAGTGATTGGAAAGCGTATGACTGGCTGTCCAGCACCACCACCAGAGCCACCCGTTACGAAAGAACTGCTGTTAGTAGAAAGTGAAGAACCTCCACCACCTCCGGCAGCGCAGCCACTGACCCATATGGTAAAAACGCCTTCAGGAACGATAAAGCTTCCGCTTGATGTAAACCGGGAAAAGCCGTGGGGAGATACACCAAGGTTGGCAAGAGTGGCGGCGACTGAGGCTGGCCCTGCTGCGGCAATCTCAGAAAGGTTGTTGGCAGTTTTTAGGGCAGCATCACTTACCGTTTTTACCGCCTTTGATGAGGCGGCTAATCCTTCACTGGTGCTGGTTATCGAATTACTTAGCTGCACAATCCCTTTAAGCGAAAGAGATGCAATCGGCAATTCAGGTGACCGGGTGGTAATTAATTCTAAAATAGCGAGCAATAATTGATTATCGACGCTTTCATTTATTTCAATGCCAGCCTCAGTTAATACGGAAATTAATTCTTGTTGAGTATTTCTGATAGCGCCCTGAACATTCGTCAGCCATAGTCCTGGAACGATAGTTCCTTGCTCACCCGTTGCCGGATTACCGTCATGGAATATGTTGTCAGGGGTATCAATTGGCGGCATGATATTTTTCATTATCAGCTATCCTGGTAAGTGAAGTAACAAAAGGTATGGGCAGGCTTAAGGTTATTAAATACGGTTTCAATCACCGAGTCTGAAAATGCCGATAAACGCTCACCCGCTGACGATATGCCCGCTCTAAACCGGAATGTCTGAACCTTTGAGCCGAAAACATTGACCCGCCAGACCCAGATAATTTCTGGCACCATGAGTGGGTCACCTGCGCGATTAATCCCGGCCCTAAAAGGTTCGAGTTCATCAATGGTTATCTGGTACCCAGTGCTGGCGGCAATCCGTTTAAAATAAGGGATACTGAGACCGCCAGACTCGGATAACTTGATAAGCACCACTTGCAAACGTTGCTGATAACTGGCTTCAGGCTCTGCGGTAATATCCAGAACGCGCTCCCAGTCAACCAGCAGGCTATTAGCATAAAAGGGAGTGACGCCCCCCAATACGGCATTAGCCAGGAAAGAGGCGGTATCAAGCGCATTACCTTCCGCCTGAATTTCAGCGTTAATTTTGGGTTGCTGAGAGTCATAGGCCACTGGCGGTAGCAACAGGCCCAATAAGGTTGAAAATTTCATAGTAATGACACCGTGATCGTGCCGCTACGCAGCCACTCAACCACTGCATCATTGACTTGCGGAATAACGTTATCAGCAGGCGTTATTATTTTTCGGTCAGTCACACCAGTAATAAAGGAAACTAACATTTCAGCCTGACTGCGAATAAAGGTTTCACCCGGTATTAATCTATTGATATAGTTATTTAATGCCTCTTTAACCTGCACTTCGGCAATATCTAACGTTATTCCGTTAAGGGTCACTTTAACGTCAATATCAAATGATCTAATGATAGGGGCCATCACTAATGAACTCTTGGCTGTGACCGGGCGAACGTCATCAATATGGGCCTGAGTGGTTTCAATAATGGCTTCTGAGGGTAAACCGTCAGCAGAGGTGATCACGATATCAACCGTCCCCAGTCCACGGCGTAAGGGGTAAACAAATGCACCTGTCACGCCGGTGACCTCCAGCGCCCACCGTTTATAATCGTACTTGTTGCCCCCTGCGGGCGGGCGGCGAATGATGTCCAATAATCGTGCCAGTAAATCCGCCTGACTTTCCTGCTCTGTACCACCGAGCATAACGCCGATGATAACGGTACTGTCCACGCCATCAGGCGTTGACGATAACGTGCCTGACATGACCTGCGAGGTGTTTCCCGCTACGCCAGAAAGGCTTGACTGAGCCGTTACCGTGGCTTTGCCATCAGCACCGATAGCCACTTGTTGAGTCGTGACAAATGAGAATGAATCGCGCGTCACCGTCAGCCCGCTGGCGACAGTGGCACCCGGTTCCCCCGTCATGACAATGGTGCCGGTGGCGGTATTGGCAGGCTTACGAACAATGCCCCGTGTCCGGCAATGTAATTCCAGAAATTCAATATCGGCGGTATCGGGGAATATCTGACGGACAATCCAACCTTGATCCTGATAAATACCGCCCGCACAACTGGCAACAGAAGAGGCGCGGATATAATAGTCACTGTCCGGGGAGATATCAGCATCGGGTAATAAGTTACGAATATCCCGTAGAAGAGTATCGCGAATAGCCTCAACGGTGGGTGTTATATGGGGCATCAGGCAACCCTCACTGGATGGCTAAACGTTTGAGATTGATTGGTGGCAGTTTCAACAACAATATGCAGCAATAACCACCCCGATTTTATCCGGGTGGATGTCACGGTAATGGCCATTGCCCGGCCATCATCAATCAAACTTTGCAATGCCTGCTCGGAATATTGGCGGGCCAGGGTATACACCCGCGAGACATCTTTCTCACGGGCCAGTTCATGCAGTCGTGAGCCCAGCGTGGTATCAGCCCACCAGGAGCCCAGTGGAACCATCAGGCGCAGATAGACGGCATTGGCCAGTGTACTGATGCTTTCGCCAGTGTAGTCTCGGGTTGAAGGGTCAATTAGCATGTCCATGCTGCCACTATGGCGGCATGGAGCAAGAAAGTTCAGGTGAAGAGGTTCAGTGGGTTAGGCTTTTGCGTTCGAGGTATCGCCGCTCATGCTATCAATATGATGATGTCCGGTCAGAGATATTTCACCCGCTTGCACATCACCCTCGGTGGTGTAGTTGCCACCTGTCTGCCCGATATTACCCTCAAATGTTGCCCCAGCGCCACCCTTGATGGCCATACCACCATTACCGGTAATTTTATTCTGCGCGGTGACCTGCTCACTGGCCGTGACCATCGGGGTATTGAAATAGGCCTCATCCTCGGCATCGACCTCGTATTTCTTGCATTTCACGCGGTACAAATCGCATTCCACATCGATGATGCGACCCCGCTTGAGAACGATTTTAGCCCCCTCATCGGTATAGAGTGCCACTTCTCCGGATTTGAGTCCTGCAAGCCGGTAAGACGCGTTTTCAGTGGCGATAATCACGCCATGGGAAGTGTTACCCCCAAGAGGCAATATGATGGCCATCGTGCCGGGAAGTGGGTTGGAGGTAAAGCCATAGTGCTGGAACAATTCATTGTCCTGCAATTGCTCCCCTGCCAGCGCTCTGGCCTGTACGGTTTGAATCTGACCGCCACTGTTAACCCGTGTTAACACCGCCCTAAATGCCTTTCGAATACGGTTTAACGCCGTATTAATTCGACCATCAACATTATTCCACATTGACTATCCCCAGTTCTTTATCCTTTTTAGCCTTTCTTTTTCGGCCCTTTTTATTTTTCGGGAAAGCGTCTGGTATCCAGATACCATCCTCTTTTAAACGTAAAGTGGTGGTTTCGCCATCGGTGCGGCCACCAACGAACTCACGCCCCATCAGAAAGAAAATGGCGTCTATGGCATGGGGTTCACTACGGACATGTATCCGCTGGCCAGGCTCCCACAATATGCCATCAGACGTTCGGTGACCGCGCACCACCGCTGTTAAGCTGTATCCCGCCAGACGGGCATCCGCCATCGCCTTGCGCCCGCGATAGCGTACCTGATCCAGATTGTCGGCATCACCGACGACCATTATTTGTGGGCGATAATACGGCACAGTAGGGTCTTTAATGACGGTTTTCAGGCCATGAGTACCGGTCTCGGCTGTGCCAACGACTTGATCCGAATCATCGTCAGGCTCATCACTGGCGACGCTTTGGATGCTGGCGCTGTCAACGTCAACAATGCCCAGATCAGTTGAGGACTTGGAGCCCTGGCCATGACCCTGCGCCAACACCGTGAGCTCGGAAAATGAGCCATTGATTGACGAGTTATCATTCAATGACAGCAGATTATTGCCTTCGCCATCAAACTGCATAATTAACGTAGCCACCGGCTGTGTGGTGTAATCCGGGCCACCAATGACTAAAGTGCCGTCGGGCTCAAACCAAGGCCATAAGCCACGCCCAGCAGCTGCACGGACTAACGCATCCCAGGCGCGTTCGCCGGGCTCTATGCTGACCTTATCATTACGGATGGCACTCTCGGCGTTAATCCGAATTTTGGTGATACCCAAGGGACGCACGATATTGGCAATCACGTCTTCTAGTCCCAACTGGCGGGAAGTGAATATAGGCGCGGCGCAATCGACCAGGATGGCTGCACCATCGCGCCCGGACAGTGACAATGTGCATTGCTTGCGCGAAATGTTGCGCTGAATGCTATCAATACGGCCCACCATCACCGTGTCTGCGCCGACCTTCACCTGGACGGAGACCCCGCGTGTAATGCCGGGAGGAAATACACCATCAGGCAGACCCAGCGAAACGCTCCAGGCATCGGCGGGGATCAGGAAATCAGAGTCAATCTGGTACCGGCTCCAGGCACTGTGGACTTTACCGTTAATCAGAATGCTGACGCGGTTGTCCTGCTCTTTCTCAGATGGCGTAGGCATAGAGCATATCCCCTGGCTTGAGGTCATTAGGGTTGCGCAACTGAGGGTTGAGGCGCTGCAACTCAACGGCTCGCTGATAGTTTCCGTACCAACGATGGGCAACCAGGTGCAGATTACTGACACCCTCAACACGGCGTTGTATCAACGGTGGGCGGGTGGTAATGATGTTGGCGGCCAACTGCTGTACGGCCAGCGCGATGTCTTTTAACCCATCAACAACCGGTTGCCAGGCGATACCCAGTGCTGTTGGACTGGAGCTTATTTCTTGTGTGGCATCGGCATACTGCGCCCGATGCTGGTCAATCGCCGCCTGAATGAATGTCCGAGTATCATTGGCAATACGCTCAACTTCAGCGGGAGAAAGCAGGTTATTAATATCTTCATCACTGAAGATATCAGCGGCGTCTTGCGCCAGCTCGCCCGCGACGACAATGGTCACCATGGCAATCAGTTCAGAAATATCTGCCACTGACGTGCCAGCTGGCATATCGACTGGGGCCGTTTTTTCACCGGAGACCAGCGCCGCTGGCATGTCAGCAATAGCCGTTAACTGGCGGTGAGACTCGCCCCAGTCAGACATTGTGGCGTTGGTCTGGCTGATTGCGCTGGAGGCAGAGACACCGCTACCGGCGCTTGCACCACTGGAGGTGGTATTAAGTGAGGTCAGGTTGACAGCACTTTGCAAGTCGCTCATAAACGCGCCAGGGTATTGCAAAAAATCGGTGGTACCGCCCACAAAACCGGTGATTTCACTGCGAAAGATAATGATCATGTTTAATGCCGCAGAGGCCAGCGCCTTTGATTTTGACATCAGCTTTTTAGCATCACGCAACGGGGCCAGTGCATCATCCATCAGGCTCTGCTCGGCATCCATCAGCGATTGTACCTGATTAAAAATGACATCAGCCTGGGCGGTTGGATAGTCCTGACTGAAGAACGGATTGCCGGTTTTTGATTCCAGAAAAACCAGTTCAACAGTGCAGTAATCTACATTATCTGCATCATGATTCACCTGGCACTCAATGGCCTGCATATTGGGCATTGAGCCATAAATAGGGTGTATCAGCTCACCTGCACCGGGCTTGTCCAGTTCAGCAATAAATGACTGTAACCGGCTTTCGTAATCATCACCCCAAAACAGCGCAGATAAACGAATGTTGCGAGCTTTGCGGCCCATATCCTGAACGTCAGCCCCGTCAATATAGGGGTACTCATGTTGCGCGGTGTCACGACTCCAGGTGTCGCGGGTATTAATCACATCGAGGCGAACGCCCCGAAATGAGGCGTCTAACATGCTATCTGACCAGCTCATTGAGGGCTCCCGGTTGGCCCGCGAACAGCCTGAGCCCCATTCACATCATTGACGATTTCAGCCAGCACTCGGCCATCCACCTCTAATTTAGAGATGACCTGAATGGGCTGACTCTTTTGTCCCTGCTGGCCAGCAGCCAGATAAGACGGCACACCGAACCCGGCAAGATTATTCGCCGATGCAGTAAAGGGATTAGCATCACCACTGGTAATATTGGAGGGAATAGGAATGGCTGAGTCTTTTTTACTGAATCTGTCTTTCGCAATCGCCCAGGCAAAATCAAGGAAGGAATATCCCGAGGTGCCAGTGGATATGGAATCCACTTTCTCTGTCATATTTTTCTTGGCAAAGTCTTCACGCAACACATCTTGCACGGTCGAAATGGCGACTGAGCCAGCGGTAATGTAGAGCGCTGAAACAGCCATGCTGCTGCCCGCTATTTTACCGAGTGTACCCGGCCCGCTAATTCCACCGCTGCCAGAGGGGCCAGCACCACCGCCCATACCACCCATAAGGAAACGGAGCCCGGCAAACGCCGCAGCCGCAGCCCCCATAGCCTTAATACCATCGGTGGCACCGACGACAGCAGCTGTGAGTCCAGGGTATTCCTTAGAATAATCAGCTAGATTTTTCGATAATGTGCCCAAAACATCTGAAAGTGGCTTGATGGCATCCATTTCACCAAAGTCTTTCTGATTTTTAAGTTGTTCTGCTTTAAAGTCATTGGTATCAGATATAACAGCGTAATTAATATCCCCCGCAAATTGACCAGGTTTTAATTCGCGTTGCTCATTACTCTTTTTAATAACACCTTGGACGTATTCCTTATTTCCACGATATCCTAACAGCCCCATTAATGCTTGGCGGTCAGCAATAATTGACCCAATAGCAGACCCCTCAAGCACCTTGGCCATTGACTCAATGACCTGCTTGCGTTCTTCTCCTTTCGCGGTTTTTAGCTTAGCTTCTAATTTCTGATAAGCTGGGTCATTGCCAACCACTTTATCTACAATCCCCATAAAGGCATCAATCTGATTAATGCCTTTGCCTTTAGCCGCAGCAATACTGCCAGGTAAATCGATACCTTTACCGTTGTATTTTATTTTTGCAGCTGAGTTCGCTGCGTCTTTACTGCTAATTTTAGCCAGTAGGTTAACCACATTATTACCAGCTTCATCGCTTGAACCAGCTGTAATGGCAGCCCCTTGGTTCACCCCGATCAGGGTTGCAAAGTCATCCAGTCCACTCATACCAACATTACTAGCAGCAGCCAACTGTTGAGGTAACCATTTTGCCATGTCAGCTAATTCGAAGGAGCCTTCTTGCCCCCCCACAATGGCCATATTAAGAGCCTTTTCTATATCCTGATCTTTGATAGCAAAAGTTTGCTTTAAGCGAATGGCTATGTTTGCAAGATCGCGGGGGTCAGCCCCTGTAGATGTCGCATACTTTTGTAATACAGGTAATAAGGTTGCAGCAGAATCCATACTAACCGCACCAGAAGCAAGCATTGCATCCAACGTATCAGCTGCCGATTCTTTAGTACCACCACCCGCAGAAACTGCATTACGAATCATCCCTGTTAAATGTTGCTTACCCGCTTGACGCCCAGCCATGCCTTCTTCTGCATAAGCGGTATTGGTCATCATGGCTACTCGACGGTCATAACTCATCTGGTTACGCACCGGTTGAGCCAGCACCGTACTGGCAGCAGCAATACCCCCAACCACAGCCGCTGCACCTGAACCTAACATTCTGGCCCGCTGCAAGCCGGTCATACTGTGATTGGCCCCATTCAGTTCATTCTTTAATCGACTGACTTTATCGGTCATCGTGCTGAATGCGCGGGCCTGCTCGTTGGCAGACATCACACCGCTGCGGGTCAAACGATTATAGGCGGCCTGGGTTTGCTGTATTTCGCGCTGAATATCCTGCTCAGAACGCACACCCAGTGTAGAACGAGCGGTGGCCTGGCGCTTAAGTTCAGCCTGTAAACTGCGGGAGGCTTTAATACCCTTTTCAGCACTCTTTGAATCGGTATCACCCAATTTTTCAGAAGCTTTAGCCGCATCGGTGGTTTGTTTCACCGTATCTTGCAGGGTCTTTTTGAGTACTTTAGAGGCGTTATCGCGGGCGAATAACGTCAACGCCAGATTGAGTCCACGTGACATTTATCGTCCCCGCTTTTGTCGTTTGGATTTAGCTCTACGGGTGGTGGTCGTTTTGTTATTCCCGGCTGACGGTTTTTTGCCATTCAGCCGGGTTAACGCATCCAGATGACCATCCAACTCCGTGTGGGTCATAGCACTTATTTGTTGCTCGTTGACGCCACATCTGCCGAGAGCGAGGGTGATAAGTCGATATCCGGCAAGGAGCTCTTCTCGGGCAACCGCTTTTTTTTAATGGCGGCAATATGCGCATCGATAATATCGAAATCATCATCAGTTAATTCATTCAATAATAACTCTGTGGTGATATCGTCCTTTGCCAGATTACCCAGGCTAATTAATGCTGACGCAATAATTGCCACCTTATAATAAAGCTGTGCTGCCGGGCCTTCTGTCGTGCCTTGTGATTCCTGTGTATCGGTTAAGGCAGCAATGGTGTCTTTGACTACCGGCATCCGAATGGAAAATTCACGGTGAATAACATCACCAACAGCGACCCCGAAAACTAAAAAACCTTGTTCGATCATTATTCAATTACCTCACGCAACCCGTTCATGGTGATATCAATCTTGGCTTCATTATCCACGGTGTACTTCGTGCCAGTTTCGGTAGTGAAACAGTCGATGTAACTGATACGTTTACCACCACTGCCAGAAAGTGGGTATTGCGTCACCTTGGCATTCTCAATGCCCGCCCAGTCAATATCACCATCCAGCGGTACCACGGCGGAAAGACTGAGTTTATACTCTGCGATACCCCGACTGAAGCCTTTGGCTCGTCCGGTTTTGTTCATGGTTTTAACCAGCTTACGGCCCGTGGTGATATCGACTGACAGGTCGGTGACTTCAATTTCCCGGCCGTCAATTTCCAACACGATTGAGCCTACATACTCTTCTGCTGCCATGGTGAAAGTTCCTTACAGTAGGAGGTCAATACGGCCAGCAAAGACATGCAGACCATTAACAATATCGACGGGAATAGCGGCATTGAGCCGGTTCACATCCTGAGAATCCCGCTCAACAATCAAGCCTGACTGGTTAGCGGTCACCTCTTCGACTATTTCCAGTTCTTCGAGCTTGAGCAGCACATCCAGCAATTCACTGCGTACCTTCGGCGCAGTCCTGGCGCTCAACTTATCGCGAGGAAAGCGCAAGTCAATGCGCTCACGGCAGGCTTTACGCACATAATCCAGCGTGCGGATGGTGGTGATATCCAGCAATGACACATCCGGCGTTCCCGCGAGGTTCTCGGTGTAAGTGCTGATGGCGCGGACAATCTGCACGGTGTTACCGGGGCCAACCTCAAACGGGGTCAGTCCGTTGTGCAGGGCATTTTCCTGCTCATTGCGTCCTGGACGGTCAGCCAGTGCGGTCACGTCCAGGCTGCTCATCACCAGGGTGTTGAGTGGCCGTGCCGGGTCTTCTTCGCTGGCAATCACTGCCGCGTAAGCCGCCGCAATTTGCCCTGGCAATTTTACCGAGCCGTTATGCCAGCCCAGCGTCACCCGGCCATTGTTAATATCACCACTCAATGTGGTGCCGGTAGACAGCGACTTAGGCCAGCCCGCCACACCCAACGCCCCACGCTGCTCCAGTGGCCCACCGACCTCATCCAGATGATTGCGTAACGCCGTTAACGCGTCAGGCGTGGAGTACGGACAAACAATAATGTTATGACCGGCGGCAAAAACGGCAGCTAATGCCGGGGCGATATCGGGATCAATTTCCCCCCCGGACATGGCCGCAACAGCCGTGGTAACGCCTCGCGCCGTTGACTGAGCCCGTAACCGGATATCGTTACCCACCGCTCCCTTATGGTGACAGGTCAGCGTGATAACGCCTGCTACCGCTTTAGCGCTCACCGGTAATGCTGTTTGGCTGGCCATCGCAGCCATCAGATTGCTGGCAATCACGTCCGGGGTATCGGTTGCTGCAACAGCGGTATCAATACGAATATCACCCACCCACAAGCTGACCACTCCGCTGGTTGACGCCGTGCCGGTCAGGGTCAATGTGCCAGTTGCTACAACACCTGCTGCGGCATCGGACACACCGATGATTTGCAATTGCAGGTAGCGATTACTGGTAATGGCATCGATGGCCATCAAGTGGGCCTGCGAACCATACCCAAACAATTCAGCGGCCTGCGTATCCGAAAAGACATTGGTAGCCACAAGGGGTAACGCACTGCCGGTTGCCAGCATCTGGCCGATAATCAAAACCAGTTGCGGGTTACCCGGCAAGGTACGCACCGCCAGTCGGGTATTAAATTCAATGTATTTACCCGGTTTGCGAATGCTGGACGGGATATTGTCAAAAGCGATATCAGGACTGGCCACGGGATGCCTCCACCTTGGTTTTCGTTTTCGGTTCAGACGCAACGGCAATGTCAGTCACTGGCGTATCGTCGTGCTTTGCCGCTTCAGCCTTGTCCGTGATGACCGTCAGGTCACCGGCGGCAATCTGACGCAGGTAATAGGCGGTGTTCTGCACGGTAACCGCTTCATCACCCTCTATATATTTCCGGGCATTGTGTTGGTAGGGAACACGAACCCCGCCAACGGCTTTAACTTTCAGTATGGTCATGATGAATAATGTCCTCAGCATCCGGTGAGCGCGTGGTCTGCGGGATGTCATAGCTAAGATGAGTGGTAAGCCAGTCAGCATCCGGCTCGCTTTGACTCCCCAAATAACCGCTAAAGATACTGTCAATGGAATCAGCAGGCGCATCAACAACAGGGAATAAGCCATTTTCCAGCGCCTCTTCAACCCAGTAAGTATCGAACTCGCAGGCGAAAACAGACAATGCTGCGTCACCGACTTTGGTGTTAAACAAGGTGCGAACGCGCCCTGGCATCAAATGCGCAATCCTGAGCCCCAAATCCTGACCGGATAACAAACGCCGTACCGCTTCGACCATTTTATAAGTGCCGACTTCATCCAGTCCGGGGCCGCCCTGGCGAGTCGATTCCTCGCTACGCACGTTACGCTCCCCAACAATCACCACAAAACGCCCATAGGTTTTGTATTTGCGCTTGGTAATGCTGGTATTTTCGGTCTTCTGAATGCCGCCGAACGTGACCCAGGCTCCCGGTAAACGGCGGATAACTTCAGCGGGGTCACCGTCGATTTCACCCCCGTAAGAATGAACACCCTGAACCATGCGGCCCATACCCTGGCGTAACCGTTCACAAATGGCCTTTTCAGTCAGTGCAATAATCAAAATGCACCCCCATTGGTCGAGTCACGACCAAAGTTCCGGCCCGCAGAAGAGAAACGAATACGCGGCGTAGACTCGACCACTTCCCCGTTGGGAAATTTACCCAGGGTAATTGTCCCCGCCGCGACCTTTTCAAAGTAGCGGAGGGCATCTTCATAACGTTCCCGGATTTCGTCAGTATTCTGAGTTTCAGCCCCACACAAAAAGTAGCGGGCAATATTGCAGCAACGGCCCACTAAAATGCCGGGGGTATCTGGCCAGGGGATGGGGTAGCGACCCGCCAGATAGCTGTCAATCTCAGCGCTGGCTTGCGTCAGTTTGACCTCCATCACATGGTCATCAATTTGACCTGTGAATTTACGGTCAGTGAGGGCGATACACTCCCGCTCACCGAACGCATCCACCATATCTTGACGAGTCGCATACATGGCGAGTTACCTTACTTAGTGGCCTTGGTGGTTTTCGTGTCTGCTGGCTCTTTGGACGCCGCATCAGGAGCAGGTGTCAGGCTGGCCACCTGCGCTTTGAGCGCGTCGATTTCCAGCAACTGGTCAGCAATGGTGATGTTGGCGTGCTCATTAGCCGACTTCAACGCCTCAGCATCCTCCGAAAGCTGTTGCAATCCCGTTTCCAGTTCTTTATTGCGGACGACAAGCTCTTGAAAACGTGCTTGTGCCTCTGTCCACGCGTTATCCTGTTCAACATGGTCTTGCTGACCCTCTGGCACATACGAGACGACCAGCATCGTCTCGGCCTGAAGCTCAGCCAACACCGAGGGACTAAAGTGGCCATCAGCATAAGTCTGGGTTTTATCGCTGTGGGCCATGCCACAGCGGCGGAAACCATCCCGTTTTGCGGTAATTTGAATGGGCATTATGCAGTCTCCCCGGTTGAGCCATAGCCCATCTGCCAAAAACCGTAACCACCCGCTGAACGCGCTTCAGCACCAAACAGAAACTTCTTGCGCATGAATACGCTGTCGCTGTTGTAGTCTGTTTGTTCAACAAATTCCGGTTTTTTACGCTCCTGATAGATAAGCGGTTTAACCGGGCGGGTCGTGTCCAGAAGAAACCATGCCGTGTCGGAGACCAACTCTGGAACCACTAATACTTCAGCCGTCCCTTTGTAGATGTTCGGCGTGTTATCCGGGAACCTGTCCGCAGTCATCAGGTAGTTGGCCACATCTTCCAGTGCAGGAGGAACAACCAGGATAGTTGGGCGAATTTTGAGTGAGGAGCCTTCTTCATCTTTGAAACCGCGCATCGCGGTACGGGCAGCACCGTAGCTGGCTTTGGCGGCGGCTAGATTATCCGCTGACAGCCGCTTGGTGCCTTTATTAGAAACGGATAATCCCCGCACAGGATGGTCTGTATCAAAGAACGGCTGACCGTCATAGCAAAGGTTGACAAAGCCACCACTCAACAGCGCAAACACGATGTCTGATGGCAATTCAGCCGCAGACTGACCCGCAGCAGAGGCTTGCTGGGCATAGCCCAACAGTTGATCGTCTTCAATATGATTACGGTCAACTTCAACGGTGGCTTCAAAATCATCATTCACGACGCTGTAGTTAAAGGCTTCAAGGGCTTTAACGACCTTGTCACCAATCCACTTGCGCATTTTTGGAAAGCGACTCAACCAGCTATAGTCGTTTTGTCCGCTGGTTGACGGCACCAGCATGGCCACTTTTTGCCAGTCACTCGGGGTCTGATCAAAGGCATTCTGAAAGGTGGCTTTCAGATTGACGAAGATCTGTTTAACGTTCTTAAAGTTTACAAGCACGGTATTACTCCTTAAATCAGAACCCAAACACCGTCAGAATCAACGATGATCACTTTGCCTGCGACGGGACGCTCATCAGTGGCACCATTGCTTTTGGCAACCGTCTGACTGTCCGCAACGTAGCAATCTTTGCCCACATCAGCCTGGGTGACGGCATCACCGGCAAAATTAGCAAAACACCAGGCTTTACCACGACGAACGAGGGCATCAGCATCACCGTTAGTGCCAGCACGGTTATCAACATAACCATCGGAAACGCCCAACGTAACCTGTGCCGCGACCGCCGATGCCATCACTGCAAAACCACCGGCATTGGCACCAATGATGTGGCCACCAAAGATTTCAGTTGCCTGAGCCATAGGCACGGGGGACAGCTCACCATCCCGCCAGGGCGTATTGCGGTCTCTCATTTCTTCTCTCCTTTAATAAACTCGGCGATTTGTTTCGGATCGGTTCCGAGAAGCGAACAGATAGCCGTATCAACTTCACCATCTTCTTCCTCATGGGCCGCTGGCGGTGAACCTGCTGGCGGTTTACCCCCGGTCTGGCTTTGGGTTAATGCCGCAATTTTCGGGGCTTTATCCAGGAAGCTTTTCAGGCTGTCAGGGTTAGCCTTGGCCAGTGATTCCGCCCAGGTTTTCTGTGCTGGCAGGAGTCGCCCGTCGGAGAGTGCGGCGGTAATGAGCCCATCACACTGCTGACTGGCCAGAGCAGCCATATTGGCCTGAGTCTGGGTGACCGCTTCACTGACGGCCTGGTGCATAACATCGACAGAGACCCATTTAACCGGGTCAGGTGTGGTGACCTGCGCGGTCAGTGCGGCAATTTGTGTATCGTACTGGTCGAGCATTTGAAGCAGGTTCACCGATGCAGCTGCTGCCCCTTCATCATTTGAAAGGCGCTTAATCAGCTTCATCAGTTCGGCCATGACTTCGTCTTGGGTGGTAGAAAGCGGCAGATTGAGCATCCAGCGCAATTGTTCGAGTAGTTCGTCCATTCCGGCGTTACCCTCAGAGGTTGAGTTGATGGCCAGGACGGATGCGGCGGCTAACATCACCTCATCCATATCATCCAGAGCCGGTGTGTTAGTCAGTGCTGCATGGAGTATCTGCACCACATGACCGGATTTGTTGTAGCTAAAAACGGGGGAAATAAAGCGGTATTCACCCGCAAGGATCATCGCGGCGGCAGCGTCAGTCCATTGCACATTGACAGCAAACAGACCTTTGTCGCCTCGCCACTCGAGTTCTTTAAACCAACCAGATGCGGGTGCAGGCTGGCCATTCTCGACAAGACGCAATGTCTGGTGTTCGTAGTCAATGACATAAGGGGTTGACCTGGCGTTAGCCGCATCAATGAGTCGCTGCGCAATCTCTGCTGTCATCACCCAGTGGTCACAGTCTTTAGGACGACCATCTACCGCCCGGAATTCACCCGCAGGAAAGAGCTGGATGGTTCCGTGGGTCGCTTTTGTGATTTCGATTGCCAGAGCGGCGAATAATGTTTTCATGCCACCGAGAATACGGGGCCGCTAAAAGGGAATTCAGTGGAAGGGGTTCAGTGGATTACATCAGGGGATAACACGCGGATCATCTTGCCACTTCACTCAGTACATTAGCAATGGCGTTAACCCGTTTTTAAACACGATTTAAAAACGCGCTGGTGCGATTAAGCGGGGTGAAGTCCGGCGAGAGTGCCGGTAAACGAATAAAACGCCCTGCGTGGATTACAGAGCGTTTACGGTCAGGAATCAATAACACGGCGAAAGTAGTCTAAACCGGTGGTTTCCATGGCTTCCACGTCCTGTTCTGCCAGGTGCAGGAAAGGACGCGCAGGCATCTTGATGGTATGCGCCCCCACCGTGGTGGTCTGCACAAAATTGGACTTCGATTTTTTGACGAACCGGTTACCGACTTCCCCGTTTTTATGCTGTTTAAAATGCACATCCTGCTTGCGGGCCTTACGTTTTATCTCTCCACCAAACTGGTGAATGGGGCCGTAGACCGAATTGGTACCCACACTGGCGCTGTCATTATCGCTCTCCTGCACGATACCCGCAGCCAGTCGGCCCGATAATTGCAGAATTTGGCCACCGGCGCGTTTCTTCGCATAAGCCGGACTCCATCCCATCCAGGCAGGCCGCCCCTGATTTTTAAAGTTCTCTTCAACAGCATCACCCATGGCCGCTGCGAGCTCGCGCATCAGGAGCTCACGGTGCTCCAGCTTGCTGATAAGTTCACCCAGGGAACGCTCAAAATCAGTGACATTAAATTTAATACCGATACTGTCAGCCATCACAGACTCCCCGCCAGCACCGGCAAGCTGGCTAACTCTCTGCGCTGAACATCCGACAGCGCTGCACCTTTATGCATCAGGCTCAGCGGTAAGCCGGTATGACCGCCGTTAAGTGGCGCTCTGACACCAATAACCTCTTTTCCCTGGCGAACGAGATAAACCAGCGTATCGCCATCGAGCAGCGTGGCATCCGGTTGCTGCAACAATTCCGGCAATTGCCCCCATAACGGGCCGGGGGCATCCAGTACTGCATTATCGAAAGCGGTTAATGTTACCGTGGCGGGAGCCTGCCCGCGCATTTCCAGCTGCGTCAGGGTCTTGGGTTCAATAGCCCCAAGGTGACGTAATGAACCCTTGGGTTTGGGCTGGAGTGACACCTGATTAACCCAGCGTTTAACATCGGTTGAAACGGCATTTAACAGGGTTTTATCGCTCAGAGTTTCTTTGACGGCGAGGGATGCCAGGCGCGGAGAGGCCACCGTAGATTTGTCCATCAGCCGTTGCCCCAGTGCGGACAAGTTGCCCTGGCCCGGATTGTGACCAAAGCCTGCATCCGGGGTATACAGTTCACCATTGATACGAAAAGCCTGAACCGTGCGCGTATCATTTGGCCCCCACGCCTGTTGTACCGTCTCAATTCTGTCCTGGCTGGATTGCACGGTGATGCTGTAGCGGTTGATATCGGCCTCAGAACGCGCCCGAACGCGGCAGCGGCAACGGTAGCCATCTGGCGGATACATAAACTGCCAGACCGGATCATCATAACGGGCGGTAAAGCCATTTAACGCGGCATGTTTGGGGCGGGTTAGCCTGTCCATGACCGCAATCCGCTCCCAGTAAGGGCGAAACTCGGCATTGGCAAGCTGTTCTTCATAGCGACCCGCGTTATAAGCAGACTGCATATTGGTCTGGAAGATGGTTTTCAGACGCCGGGGCGTGAGCTGCTTCCCCTCCAGCACACCATCCGCGTCGGCCACCAGACCTTTCCCCATCCAGCCTTTTTGTTCCAGTACCGGGATAAGCTGCTTTTTAAACTGCTCAAAGGTGGTGCCGTTACGCAGGCTGTCATTCAGGCTCTGGCGGACATCTTCCAGCACATCCTGCTTCAATATCCCTGCCACGGTGAATGCCGTGGCATGGGCGCGGGCTTCCACATCATGCCAGTTGAAGCCGATGGTATAGCCCTTCGATTCAAAGTAGCGAATAGCCTCCTCTGGCTTGAGCGTCATCGCTTGGGCCAGATTGACATCAGCTTTCGGCATTGAGATGCCCCCAGATATCAGCCACAAATATAGCCTGGGTCAGCAGCTGCTGGAGCTGATTATCATCCAGCGCCGGGTAACTGGCCGCGATAATATTGATGGCGTCGTCAGGCGACTGGCCCTGATTCAGCGCAGCAACCAGCGGTGCAATAAGTTTGCTCATGGCCTGATTGATAGCATCAGGCACTGTTTGCGCCTCATCCAGAACCACTTGCGCCGGGTCATCCATCTCCGGGTTCGCGGTTAATGCCGCAAAAGATTTATACTGTTGCGGGTTAGATGCCAGAGATAAACTGGCTGACATCGGTGCGGGTTCTGGCGCGGTCAGCACTTCTTCATCTTGTTGCGGCACCGGGATACCGAGCTTCTTATGTATCCATGATGTCGGGATGCTCTTCATCCCGGCACTAACCAGATTAGATACCCCTTCAGAGAAGACTTTAATATCCTCAATATCGCGGGTATCAAAGACCAGTTTGGGCTGACGACGGGCGCTGACGTCTTTGCCATTGAGCGCCAGCAGCATCCGAATAAAGCCCCGGAAGAACCCCTCCAGTTGGCGGGCATCAGAGACCAGAATGTCATGACGCACATCGTTATGGACATTGCCCAGGGCATTGGTCGACGATTTGCCATCGGCCTGACTGGTGAGCGTTGCCCCTAAAATCACCTTGGACTCGGTGCGCTCAGCCCAGTCAATCATGGCCTGGAACGGGTCAGACTGCCCCACGGCAGCTGACTCAAACTCAATCGAACTGCCATCAGGAATAATACCCGCCGCATCATGGCCCAATGTCACCAGCGCATGAAGTAAGGAGTCTTTCTCTTTATCGGTGGCCCCCGGCATGTATTTACCGACGCGCAACGGCAGACCGTAAATTTCTAAGAATTCCGCCATATCCCGCAAGGCATAGTTCTTAAACAGATAAGGCCAGACCAGCACCCGGTATAAACCGGACTGTGCAATAAAGCCGGGTTTAGCGTTATGCGTATGCACCAGCCAGCCGAACGGCCAGAGCTCAGCACCATTAAAAGTGCCGTCATTGAGGCGTATTTCGTCGTTGGTCTCCGGGGTGGTGCTGAACCAGCGATGGGGGCGCAACACCATTTTGGTGGGCAACCAGACATTTCCCTCCAGTTCCCAGGTCTCAATTTCCTGCGCGGCAAAGCCATGACCGATAGCATCCGCCGCATTGAGAATGATATCTTCCATATCGGGAATGGATTTCAACCAGGAAGAGACCACCACCGCCAGTTCTTTTTCGGCAGCGGTGGCGTTCTCTGGCGGCTCTATGCTCCAGTCCAGTGTCAACAAGGCGTTCTTACGCTTGGCCAGCTCAGAGAAAATATGCCCATCACGTTCCAGCATATCCTCAAATAAGTCCGCCTGTGCGGACAGGTCGCCCCGTTCTGCAGCTTCAAGAATATGGGGTAACTTGCGAATGCTCAGCCCCTTGGACGGATGCATTGGCCACTGGCGGTTAAGCTGTGCGACGCGTGAGGTCTGTGATTCTTTCAGCACTTCACGTTTAAGCGGACGACCATACTGGTCTACGATTTGCCCCATGCTACCAACCTCCTGAGCCGAACCGGCTACCGCGATCATTATCTCGACTGCGCGGCACCGGCGTAAATTCAAAGTGACCCGCACCGGAAACGGCCAGCGCCCACAACATGTGCAGGGCATCCGGGCCATCATCATGATCGGCTTTGGGGAAATGACGTAATTGTTCAATCAGTGTGGTCTGGCTCGAATGCAGGCGGATCAAGCCATTCACCATGTGGGGCTGCAATGATTCGATACGTAACAGCTTATCGGTGTGAGGTATCACGGCACGGGCTGGCACCGGTACACCGGCAATGGCGGAACGCTTGATAAGCTCGGTGCGCAGGAACTCCTGAAACTGCACGGTTTCAATGCTCCACACCAGGCAACGATATGCCTGCTGCAACTCAATAATGTCCGAGATTATTTTATCGGGAACCCGTTTGCGGATAACGGCCTCAACCACATCCAGAATGCCGGTGTAACGGTTAAAGCCACCGACCAATAAGGCGGAAGGGTCACGACTGGAACCGCGCAAGCCGAGACTCGGGTCACAAGCCCCATAGAAAACCCACTCGGCCAGCCGGTTAACCCAAAAGTGAAACACACCTTCACCGGCAAAAATCGCATCTTCACCACTGACCGGATCATTCTGGTATTCAGCATCAAAGGTGGCATGACCATCACGCGCACGGATAAGCATTAAGGCGAGGATAGGACGAGCCGACCAGGACACAAGGGCCCCTTCGTCCATCTCTGCGCGGTGTTGCTGATAGTAGGCATTGGCCAGCATCTCGCCATCCTGCCCGTTGTTACGCAGGATCTCTTCCCATTTATCCCACAGTGACATGTTGTCTGGCCAACGTATCAGGGCTTTAAAGCGGGCGACACGCCACAGCGGATTTTTGAGGGTACGGGAGAGCACCGAATCATAGTGCAGAATAGTCCCGATGTAGATCACATCGAGCTTACCACCCGCCGTTCCCAGCGGTAACACGGTCTTCTTCAGCCAGTTTTCCAGCTTATCGCGCTGCTCCGGGCTGCGGACTTGCTCGTCATTCTCAATATCATCCAGCACGACCAGGTCAGGCCGATATGGCCCATGGCGTAAACCGCGTAGCTTCTTACCTGAGCCTGCGACCTGCACCTTGATATCGTTACGGGTCAGGATAGTCCCCATCTGCCACACTCGGCCTGCGCCACAGATATCAGGGAAGTCCATTAACAGGCGCGGGTTGTAGACCAGTTCCGCCTTGATGGCCTCCAGCATCGGATACGCCTGGTCGATGGAGTCCATTACGATGACCGGGTAATGCTTGATGCCACAAATGATTGTCCACAGCACAAAGAGCTGACTGACAAGGGTGGATTTTGCTTCACCACGCGGGGCGGCAATGGCATCGTTCTCGCCTTTGGGACTGGCGACAATCTCCGGCAGACGACTGAACAGATATTTATGCAGTTCGCTCTTATCTTTATGGCGTACATAATGCGGGAAATAGTTCTCGATAAAGAACTCATACCCCGTCACCGGGTCTTTTACCTGCTGGTGACGCTGAGCAATAGCCGCCGCCGAGGGGTCAAAACCCACATCCTCGGCTTCAATGGTTCTGCGCAGGCTGGCGGCAAGGTCTGCCAGTTCGCTGGCAAAGTCACGCGCGGTGAATTTTTTAACCACGTATACCCCTATGAAAAACAATGTTGATTTGTTACTTTTTTAAACTCCGAATCAAAATTTTAAAGGAACTGATAAATGGCTTTGTCTCGATGCCCCAAATGCGAAAGCACCCGATTCGAAATGGTCGAAAAAGAAGTGGCTAACGCACGCTTTAAAATAATGTTCATACAGTGCAGTTCATGCGGTACCGTGGTCGGTACAACCGATTATGAAAATACACCCAGCCTGCTTCATAAGCTGGCTACGGCACTAGGCGTTAAGATATAAGACTGTAGCAAGAACTGTTGAGGGCATTTTGCAGGCCCTCAATATCGTTTATCTCAATCAGTTCATGCAGCTTTTTTTTCATCTCATGTGACCACGGCTCATAGATTTTCTCTCCACTAAGCGAAACAGAATGACCTTCCTCAATGCTGCCTGAATCCATGTTTAAACTGCTATTAATCGCGATACTGAATGCCTTATTAAGGTCGTGAGTTAATAACGCCCGATAGTCATACTTATCCATAATGTTTCTCCACTTCATCACCAAAGGGTTCTAATATCTCGACGAACGCCGCTAAATGCTGAGGGTGCTTCTCAGAAATAAAGATGCTGAGTTTCTGAATAACATCCAGCGCAATGGCCAGCTGACTGGTTTCCGGCAATATCTTCTTGCTGGCAGAGATGGCCTTATTAAACGCATCAGCCAGGCTGGCCAACAGTTCAACCCGTTGTTTCGCGGGAATCTGTGAATTACCGTTAAGCTGCTCCAGCGTCGTTTGGTACTGTGTGACGAGTCCGGTCAGGACGGCCCGGCCAATCTCCTCTAGTCCGCCACCGGCGATAACATGCGCCGCCCGCAATTTATCCCAGTCATCACCAGCGTCCTGCGCCTCTTTTTTCCAGCGGCGGGCAGTAACAAATGACACCGCCGCTTGCGCGGCAGCGATTTCCAGCGACATCTGGCCGAAAATGTACGACCTACGCAGCCTGTCCCGTGTTTCCTGCGGATGCGCCATAATTACAGCCCCAAACGGGCTTTAATAAGCACGATAGCCGTCGCAATAATCCCCCCGGACAAACCACCGGCAATGGCTCCGGCCATCGCACCACGGCGGGTGGCTTCGACCTGAATAGCCGTGATATTGGTTTCTATCCGATCCAGCTTTACATTGATGTCTGCCAATATTTCCAAGTCCTGCCCCGGAATAATGAGCTGGTCTAATTGGGTGCTGATTTTTTTCAGCGCACTGACTTCACTTTCAACGGCATGAACACGTCGACTTCTGCGTTTCTGGCGTGATTTCATTTGTCTGCCTTCTTATCCAGTTTGCTATCGATACGATCAATCGCGCTTCTTACTTCACGTAATGTCGACATCAAGAGATCAAAGCTTGTTTTTGCATCTTCACGCCGTTGATAATCGGTCTTAATCTTTTCAACCGACTTTTCCAGCGCGGTAATATCCTTTTTGAGTTCGTTAATCCATAAACCAAAAAGAGTAGAAACCAACCCCAAAATAATTTGGAATGCCATTGCCAGGTCAAATATCACTTAGCACCGCCCGAATAATATTTATTGAGTTGTATTAACTGTGTTTCTAATTGCTGGCACCATTTCCCGTAGTCAGCGGAGTGGGCAAGAATATCTTCTGGTGGTAACCCGCTACCGGTGGGCTGGGTTTCACGGGCAGTTGGTACAGCGCCGCTGGCGGCGGATTGCATTCGCTGATCACAATCGGGGTAGCCGAGGGCTGACTGGTAGACGCACAGGCTGTTAGGCCCAAGGCCAGTATAAGTAGCGCCATCTTGTTGAGTTGCCTCATTGATTTGCCTTTTGAGTCTTTGATTGTCGTTATGGAGTGCGTCGATTTTGGCCTGCAACTCAGCAGATAATTTATCGCCCAGTTGCTGAGCGGCCTTCTGACGCGCCAGCGCGGCAGTCAGGGCTGCACTGGCGTCATTCGCGGCCTGTGTCTTTTCTTCCTGCCAGGTGGTTTTAGCTTTACTAAATAACAACTGCTCATCAGAAAGCTGTTTGTCGTAAATCAATGCCGCCAGGGCAAACCCTGCAATGGCGGCAACAAGCAATGCCAACAGGGGTTTCCAATAGGTTTTAAGGAGCATCCGAAGTGGCACTGGAGACCTCCTTGTCGCGCTTGAGCGCCTGGTGTTTTGATGCCTGACTCTGAGTGACCCATGCGGCCAGATACAGACCAAACCAGATATCACCGGACTGACCAAAGATGGTGGCATAAAGTAACGCGAGAGAGGACACGATAAACGCCCCCACCAGGGTAGTATCAGATGTCGATAACCGCCCTGATGCAGGGTTGGTGATAAGTTCTTTGAGGGTTTTGATTAAGGACATAGGACACGCTCAGCAACAGTTAAGCGAGACTGACGATCAGCAAGGCCATTGCTGCCACCGTTAATCACTTTGGTTAAGCGAACAAAGCTACCGTTATCTGCATATTGGTTGCAGTTATTAACGTGCCAGAACCAGCCAGCAGAACGTGCCGCAAACTCATCTTGCAGCAGTAAATCAGGGTTAGCGATAAGGTCAATTTCTAACGCATGGCCACAGCGGTAATAATTATCCAGGAAGGTGATTTGTTTCAGGCCACGACCACGGAATTTCCAGCCATCACCGGGCGCGTTATTGCCGTAGCGCTTGCTGTAAACAAGGTTGGCAATGGCTTTTTGCCGCTCAATGGGGACAACTGTCTCACCCGGTTGACGGCCTAACATCTCGCATTGACCCGCTGTTAAACGGGTATTAAAGGTCGTTTTTAAGCCTGCTACGCTGTAATTAAATGACTCGGAAAGCGTTTTAAAACCCGCGCTTTCATGCCCAACCTGAGCAATAAACGCCGCCTGACGGCGTGGTGTATCAATGCCGAATTCATTCATTGCTGCCAAGACATGAGGATACCAACGTGCTGCAAGCGCGGGAGATAATGAGGTGGCTAATTGAAACTGTGATAGAGAGATTTGCATGACACCATCCAATGGGTTGGGATGGTGTCAGTATTGCTATGAGAGCTTTATATAATCAGTGGAAGGGGTTCAGTGGGGAACATCAATATCAATTATACCAAGCTCTTCTACTTTATCTTGTGGGGGGACATTTATCTCTTCTGTACAATATTTAACATCTTCGAGATAACGTGCCTTGCTGGATTTAATTGCCAAACTATTATCTTTTTTCAGCCCATCAACTCTAGCATCAAAATAAATGGCTGCTGAGTTTGGCAAAGTGCTACAGGAGTCAAATGGAGAAGGTAACGTTGCTGCGTCCTCCCGCAGAGTTTGCATTGTGCGATTGTAACCCGTGAATGTTGGGGTTATGCCAATATTTTTATAGGATATCAATATAGCATCGCTGAGTTGAACCGCATCCTGCGCCCTTACTAATATAAAATCTGCATCATCTTTATGAGTTTTGTACGAGGCAACCATTTTAGAGTTATCGACCATCGATGCCCCTACATTGCCTGTCAACAACAAAGATATGCAGGATAGTAAAATCGTTTTTTTCATCATTCCATGTATGCCTTAAAACAAATCTTGCTGATTATGGACACTATCAATATTACGCTGACTCAAAAGTCCCCAAGCAAATCTATCAGAAAAACCATACTTAGGGCATAGCTGAGTCATCACCATCAGGGAAGAGATGCCACTATCACGCAACTGGGCGAATTCAGCCAGGAACGAGCGGTTACGTAACTCACGCAACGCCCGATCACAACGAGGCAGATAAAGAACTTCCCCGCCAAAATACTTGACCAGCAACTGTGCATTTTCTTCGCCAATGGTTTCCCGTAACAAGGTGGCTCGGGCTGCGCCAAGTGCGCGCAACCCTTTACCAATTGGGAAGGTAGTGCCGCCCAACTTATCGAGCAGGCGGGCTGTTGCGGGATAGCCGATCAACTCGGCAATCTGCTGGACAGACTCTGGCAATAGCGCTTTAACCTGCTCAATATCCATCATGATTTCCCTCGACGTTTGGCATCAATAATCAATGCCTGCATCAGTTTTGTTAACTGATCCAGCAGCAACCAATCAACATATCTTACCTGAAACATATGTTGCGCCATAGATTCAGCATAACTCCACGGACGGCCAGCGTCAGTCAGTAAGGCTTCAATTTTCTTGAGGACAGTCTCTTTGGTGACAGGAACACTGGGACGGCGACCATGATTTTTAGCCGGTTTTGGCTCAAATCCATGAGCCCGCATATAAGCCACAATACGTTCTTGCTGCTCAATGGAGCACTTAGCCGAGCTAGTTTTACCGGTTAACCGGTAGATAACATCACGGTAGGTTTCATCGTCCCAGGCTAAAGCCGACTTTCCAACATGAATCAGTTGGATCAGTTTTCTGTCCATAACGCCTCCAATCGAGCCCGCAAGCTATCACTGACTCTTGTTGCTAAGCCCAACCGAATAAGCCTGTCAGATAGTGCATCCAACGTCTCGGCTGGTGAGGAATACCGAGGAAAGTCATCAAAAACCACTTGAGCAGACCACTTGTTATTGAGATAAGTTAAAGCCAGTAATTGGCTAATAACAGTGTATTGGTTTTCATGCGCCACCTGTAAGTTAATCAGAGCGGAAGAACTGACAGAATATGAGCTATTGTATTCAAACTTCGAAATATATTGAGAGGACTTACCGCAACCCGTCAGTAAATTAGCAGTACCCGCTGGAGAGTAACCGCCTAACTCAAGGAGTTTAACCCTAGAGGTGGTAATCTCATCCAGTGCAGACTGGAGCACTTGCAGCAATTCGTCGCTGTAATCTTCACCCAGGGCAAGGTGATTTTTTAAAACCTCAAGATTAGTCATTTTGCACCTCATCTAACTGAGCGTGACCGGTCACATCTGTAAGATTTAAAGAACGTGACTGACGATAAAACCAACATGCTGACTCGCCTATAAAAGCCGTATTGCACCCCGCAGGTAGTGGTAAGTTACAGTGATTGCAGTTACCCAGCGCCGCCTCTTGCCGCGCCAGACGCTCGCCATCACAGAAGAGTAAAAGCTCTACATACTCACTGGGAATGTATGGCTTACGGCCTGGATTGCGCCGCTTACAGCACTCAAGCAACATTGTATACACACGGTCAGAGAGAACGATTTCAAGACGATGCTGGCCGAACTGCGACTTTGCGCGGGCGCGGGAGAGGCGCTTACGCGCCGCTACCTGCTCTTTATTGTTGCCCTTGGTCATTCGTCACCCCTCTGACGTAAACCCAATGAATGCCCTGGAGCATCATTGAGCCTGAAAAGCTCAAAAGATGTAGAAATACCAATTAAGGCGCTCAATGCTGCCACTGCGGCTTGTTTATCACTGCCCTCAGATATGGCTTGAAGTTTGGATATAATCCAGCAGGCACTAAGCGATTCTCTGGTAGAGAGCACTGCATCACAGTAGAGTTCTTGCGGATAATCCGCATTGTCTAATTCTGATTTGATATGGCTAAACCACTGGTTAACCTCTTCGAGAGAAAAGCCGCTGGCTAACAGCATTGCTATGCGTTCATCATTTGGTGAGATTTCAATCATCATTGATATCCTCTTCTTCGGCAGCTAGTCGCTCTTCAAAAAGCATCAATCCAATAGGCCAAAACAACATGATTAGTATGAAAGCAATAAGAGGGAGTCCTTTTCGCATCCAACCCAACCGGCGCAGAATACTGGCCCAGCAATAACCAAGGTAGATATAGGAGGCTACAGCCCAACAGATCAAGGTGATTTCTCTAATAGTCATTACTCGCCACCTTAACCGGGTAGCCCGCAGCCTTAATGAGCTCTATAACTATAGAAACTGGAATAACTTCCGCCGCAGACATGAAACTTGCAGCTTCACCAATTTCATCAGCGGCCAACTCAACTGGCACAAGTAGCCGCGCCCCTGATGCCTCTGCGCGTTGTTTCCACGTCTGAGTTGCAGCGTTTGCCACATTCAAAGATTGCTCAAGTTCTTTGCTGTCTTTCTCTGCCGCTTCCATCTTGGCTAGCAGTGCGTTTACGTATTCTTGTGAGTAGAGGGCCATCCATTGACCGTCTGCTGTGTTTATCTCATTACCGTTAAAAATATTGGCATATGAGCCGCTATTCATTTCTGCCAGCTCTTCGGCATCAGTCCACGCCACCGGCTTGCTCAACTCGTCTATATGCTTATTCATAACAACAGGCTTCATATGCTCAATGTGCAGACCACCGGCGCGACCATTGACGCTAACCACCACCGCACCATGCCCCAATGCCCAAGCCTCTGTGCGCGTGACCACCTCAACGCTGTCTGGAACACCCATAATGGGGAAGTATTTGAAACTGCTGCCGACTGGGTATTTCTGGTTGAACTTGTCGGCTGATAACCCTTTCAGAAAATGGCTCATGGCTTCACCTTCCACTGTTTTTTATGGTGTTCAACAGCCTGTTTCATGGCGACGCGCTGCTGGTTTTTGTGAACCGTATTGCCGCGACTATCAAAGAAATTGAAACGTGACTTACCTGGCAGGTTGATATACTCGGTCACCACACTGCCATCGGTCAGGGTGTAGATGCGCTTAGCGCCACTGTCCTGGTATTCGCGACTGCTCACATGAGCTTTCATGGGCGGCCTCCCCAACCTTTAGATTGAGCAGATTCGCAGAACATGGCGCGCGAGAGGCACCATTGCTCGTTGACGAGCAGCATGGACGCGTCAGCAGCTGCCAGCCACGCTGACATGGCACTGGAATATTTGAATTGCTGTTCGAGGGCAACCGCTTTCTGCGCCAGCGCCCTAAACTCAGGATTAGTGACGCCCAGCGGCAGGTAACGAACCTTGCCTTTTGACTTACCTGAGCCCACATTACCGACCACAGAACCGGTATCCTGAAGCGTTCCGGCCATGCCATAGCAACGTATTTTCCCGTTCCAGCCACGCACAATGCGACCTTTGCGGATATCACAGGCCAGTAATGCACCCACACGGTCAATCGGTAAGCCTGTGAAATTGGCTAACTCACGACCCGTAGCGGTTCCCAGCACTTGCAGCGCCTGACGCAGTGAGTCAGTTTTAGACAGGTTTTCCATTATGATCTCCCAATCAGCGCAGGCTGAGAATCAGTACCATTGACAGCATGATGTAAACTGGCATTTTGACCGGCGCGATACCCAGCGTCAGCGGCATAGTCAGCCCCTCGGCATTTTTTAGCTTCACGCAGATCGCCATATTTCAGGGCAGAAGCCTTCAATATTCTGTCGTGATAGGCGCTGATAAGCGTCGCTTCCGTATCTGTGACAACAAAATCCTCAATGACCTGATAGGCACCCTGAACCCAGCTCTCGCAGAAGGTATCCCCTCGGGCTATCTTGGTGCTGGATTTAATGCTCTTGCGCATTGACGCGGTATATTCACGGCGGGCTTTCATCATTTGGCGAGAGAGTACGTCAAAGGCATAAGCCGCTATTTGTGGGCGTTCATTCGGGCCGTAGAAAATAACCTGACGTTGAGCGGTAGCGTAATAATTACGTTTAAAAGTCATATAGCACTTAACCCCAAAAGCCCGGCAAATGACCTCTGCCAGTAATCCCATGTATCTGGGGACTGCCTGAGCATGGGATGGTGCTCCCTTACTGCCTGCCTCGTTGATTTCCATCAGGTCGATATCAACCACTGTTAGGCCATGCTCGCGCATCAAGTTTTGGGCCTGACTCATGGCATTCGCGGCTTCATTGGAATTAGTACTGTGTTTAGCCAAATTCAACAGTTTCTTTATTTTGGCGAGATACTTTTCTTTATTCATGATGATGGTTTTCCATGATTTTGGCGTAAGCGCGCCCCTGCGGGTTTACGCCATATTTAAAAGGGACTTAATAAAGGTTTAAATTAGCCCGCTGGTGTTAATGATTCCGTATTAGCAAAATAAGGTTCTTTATTAATTTCCACGACAGTGGCTGAATTAAAGTCACTGGCGGGACCAACCGTTTTGACCGATTTCCCCCCACGTAACAACTTGCACGGTTGATAGATAAAAACCTTACCCACGGGATAACGGCGGTTAAACTCTTCAGCTCTCATATCAGACTCCAGAGATATCAAGGGGGATGGACTGATATTGGTCAGTATCACCAATGCGCTCATAGACCCGCACATAGGAACGACTCCCCACCACCTGGACGGCTTCACTGATGGCATCCATGGCACGCAACCAGCGCGAGTCCTGAATGTCATAACGACGTAGACCCAAAACAGCTCCCGTATTGATATCACCCTCTTTATCAGTGGAGAAAGCTCGGTTAATTATGGTATGAATTTCAGGCTGAGCACCTTTAACCCAATCAGCAAGGCATTCATCAATAAGCGCTTTGGCGGCTTGCAGGCGCTCATCAAAGGCAATGCGGTCTTGCATGGCTCGCTGGATTTTATATTTGCCATCAAAGGTATATAAGGTGACATTGCCTTTTTTACCGCCCAAAGACACATTGTATTCATTGGCTGACAGGTCAACGAAAGCCGCAATATCCGCAAAGGTGGCCAACTTAAACTCGGTCAACATTTTGTTAACGACAAGCGCGCGATTGATAACGTCACCCACTAACGTGTCACGCATTTTGTCGATATCTTTAACCAGCGTGTCTGGCGTCAGAATACCCTTAGCATCAACCCAGTAACCCTCTGGAGCGGACTTATCAGTGAATTGTTTATTTTCAGTGGACATGCTTTCTACCTCGTTTTGTTTTAATTAATGCTTCGTGAGCCTTGATTGAAATAAGCCCAGCCAACCCGTTAGAAACCGCTTTGGCTATCACTAAATCATCCTTACCGTCTGTTTTTGATGCTTCACACCGACAATCAACAGCTAGCCGGTTTTTACTATCAGTCGTAATATCAATGATTATTTTTGCCATAACTGGCTATCTCCAGATGATATGAGCGCCGCGCCAGATGGTCATTTTGACCAGGCTACGGACACCATTGCGGGTTTCGGTGATTTCAACCGCGCCTTTTTCCCAGGCTTTAAAGGGGCGATCGACTTCAATAATCGGACGGCGTAAGCGGGTATTTAATTCCACAACCTTAATACCGGCCCGTAACAGGCGATTAATAGGTTTCATTAATGCCGGGTTATTAATAGGTAATTGGCACATGGCTTACTCCTTAATTAATTAACATCTTGGCGGCCTGGCGAACGCTACTGACACCCACCGACATATCATTGATATGACTCAGGCGAATGGCACCACGCAATAACTTAAACAGGCGACGGGCATTACCTTTTGATTCCTGATAAAGCGCCTCATTGATATCATCCGCCACCTCCGGCAATACGCTGGCCGCAATGGCGCTAACATCATCTTTAGGCAGGGCATTACCGATATTGAGCGCAAAGGCTACGCGGCTATAAAGCTGGACGAATTCGCCACGCTTGCCCTTCAGGTTAATCAGCAGGCGCGGCATACCGACCAGAACAACACCAATACCGCTTTTATCGTGCAGGCGGCGCAGCACTTCCAGTGAGCGGTGAGGTAACAATTCGCCTTCGTCAATCAGCAAGACATAACCTGAGTCACGCAATTTATTGCTACATAACTCAAAGGTTTCATGCATATTGCCGCGCGGGGACAGCCCGAGCCGGTTGCAGATCTCTTCCAGCAGAACACGAGCGGTAAAGCTGGGGTCAACCTCAATAAGCAGCGCGGTAGCGTTCTGGCTGGCATAAGCCTTTAATGCCATGGTTTTCCCTAAACCCGCCTCGCCGTAAATCACATTAATTTCACCGTCAACATGGGCCATGCGGATAATTTCCAGCGCTTTTTTAGATGCTGACGTAGCGACAAATTTCACTTCAATACGCTGGGCCTTATCTTTTTCACGCGTCCGGTCAAGAAAAGCCTGAACCTCGTTATTGACCCTGTCCAAATCCCCGTTATATTTATCCTGTAGATATTGATTGACGGTGGCAGTACTCATACCGATAGCGCGTGAAACCTGTGTTTGATTAAGGTTTTTACGTTCCATCAGTTCTATAAGGTCACTTTTAATTGTCATGATTGAATTCCTGTGTAGTGAATGAGCGGCATTTGATGGGCGTCAAATGGCCGCTTTTTTATTGCCATGTGTTTTTAAATATTCATCGCGATCAGATTGGAATAAGAACATCTCTTCCCGGTCATCATTAATTCTTGAGATATCGCCCTGAATAAGCGAACCAAAATCAGGCGCACTCTCAGCGGTCAATACCGGGTTAAGCTCGGCATTAATCTCTTCGGCTTTCTGCTCGACCAGCTTCATGCGACGGCTGTGGCGGTCTTTTGCCACTTTCTGGATGTAATCCACTGGGAAGGCGGCGCGGGTATTGCCGTTCACAATGGCAGTACAGATAAACGAACCATCAAGGCGGCGAACGGTAACGCTACTGGCATCGTGGATGTCGAACTCAACCAGAACATCTTCACCGTCGACCTGAATTAAACTCTCGGCAAAATACTGGTTATTGAAGATAGACAGCCAACCGCGCTGAGCTGTGCGCCTGACCTGTGGACGGAACATATCGCGCAGCTCTATATCAGAAAGGCGGTCAACATTCTCGGTGGCCAACAGCAACTGGCGGTATTCCGTCGCGGTATAATGTTTACCATCCTCACGGCGGGGCAGTTCGCTATGCCGGTGTGTGGTGTTATAGGTTTCAATTTCATCTTCTATGGCATCGATAAGCTGCTGCCATGAGGGCAATTTAGCCATAGCTGCTTTTTGACGGCTGTTGAGTTCTTTATTCTTACCCTGTGCATTAAAGGCTGAGTTGAGGTCAACGCTGACCATACGAACCGTTTCACGGTCAGCAGACTTGCCGTTATAAGTGGCAAATTTACGAGCAATACGCGCGGGGATTTCGCGGTTAAGTCGCTCGATAATCCCGCGAGCTTGCGGATTGCCTGGAATACCGGTGGGGTGCTCCACGCCAAGCCGCGATAGAATCCCTGTAATATCGGCATCGAGTACGTTTGCAGTCTGACCTGCACCGTTATCTGAGTAGTAGATCAAAGGTATGCCGTGGCTCTGCATACCGTGGCGCAGCGCATCAGCCACCGCAATGACGTTCTCAGCCAGGCTCAGGCTCCAGCCGACGACATAACGTGTCCGGCCATCAATAACCAGTGTGATTTCGGGTGTAAATGGGCGACCATGGTCAGGGTGTGCCACCTTCATCTTCATGCTATGGCCATCGCCAATCCAAACGCCGTTAACGGGCATTTGTGACCAGTCACGTTTCACATAGGTATTCAGCGCTCGCATGGCTGAACCAGTAACACGACCACGCTGTTTAACGATGGTCGGCAGCTTGTCTAATGCCCGCCGCACAGCATAAACAGAAGGGATTGCCGCGAGCATGGCGGGCTGGTCTGCATACTGTACTTGCCAGTCCCCCTCAAAGTTCTCGTAAGCCTCAGCAATGCTTAAACCATTGGTGGTGCGGTAGTGCGCCATAAACAGTGGCATCCACTTGATATGCTCTATCGGCTTGCCTTTATTATGCCCAGGAGCCAATAAGACCAGGCGCTCAGAGGGCGTCGATGCACGTTGATAGTCAACCACCCAACCATTAAGGGTGCGAGTGCTGACACCGGTGCGCAGACCTTTGCGGGCGTTGGCTATCGCTGCTGCTTTCTGTAATTTCTCAGGCAAGGTATTAGATTGTGACTGGTCACAAATATAATTAATGGCCCGAATGCGTGACAATCCGGCATTCTGCAAATTGATAACCTCAGCCACCAGAGTGGCGCGGGCATCAGCTATATCACGCTGTAATTTAGTTAGGTTGCCAGTACTCCGCTCCAGCAGTGCGGGGCATTGGCGCATAAGATCTAACTCATGCTTAGCTTTTACTCTTGGGTTTAAATCACCGTTAACAGCCGTTTTAACGGCCTTTTTTTCTCCTGCTAACAGAGAGTTAAGGTGACGTTCTTTGATTATGGTCTGAACGTCAGTTGGTAAGCTCTCGACCAGATACTCGTAACTTAACCCTTTAACCCCGGTTAATTTTCTGCGTGTCCATCCTTCGTTTTTAGCTTTTTTACCTAGCCCCTGTGGGGTTTTGGGTAAACCATTAACAGACAGTAATTCATTCAGGGTTATCCAGATCATTTGCCAGCCCTCTCTGCATGGCGAGAGGGCCAGATAACAGCAGGGGATACGCCAATAGCATTCGCGATAATGACTTCTGCTTTCGGGTAAGAACCTCTGAGGGCATTTCTCAATGTGGATGGGGCCAGACCAGCATCGACTGATAAAGAAGTCAGTGATAACCCCTTTTTGTGTATTGCGGCAACGATATCCGCTCTATGCCAATCAGTTTCTTTCATTGTTTTCTTCCCGTTCTATTTGTTTTATGCCAACCTATACGGTTACACAGGTGAGTCACCTAACGGCGTTACACCATGTGGCTAATTTGAATATTAGATAGAAACCCAGTTGTTTTCAAATGGTTTCTTTCAAAGTTTCTTGCAAAATCGATAATTTAAACTCAATTGATTGATATTAATGTGATTTTATTTGATTGAATCTATTTTGCTTTTTTGATTATTTGTTTCGTTCATGGGGCTTTGTATGAAACAGGAATGGTATTTGGCTAAGGACTTGGTTCATGTCCCAGGTTTGCCATCTACGCCACAAGGAATTAATAAGCGGGCGAAGGTTGAAGGATGGGTGAAAAGACCGGTGAGTGTGCCTGGTGTGCGCGGGCGTTCGTTTGAATACCACATAAATAGCTTGCCGCAGGTGATCCGCCATTATCTTGGCTCGGTGCAGGAAACTGGCAAGAGTCAGGAAGATGTCAATCACAAACGTGAGGACTTTATGAACTTAGACGCGGATACTCAAGAGTGGTTGAAGATTTATCAACTAATGACCGAGGAAGAACGTAGCAGTGCTTTACAGGTTGTTAGGCGCAAGGGGATTGATACTTTGTTGGCTATTACTGACGAAGAGAATCTTTGCTTGATTAGCCTGTCTCCGCAAGCAAAGAAAACAGCATTGTTGCTTGCAAAGCTGCCAGTAGAGAGAGTGAAAGAGATTTTTGATCTCGCTGAGATGGGCGAACAAGGTGCAGTATTAAATATCAACAAAAATTGA